ATGGGCACGTCTTTGCGATCGCTTCGGTGCGAGCCGACCTTACTTACCAAACCGGAATCGAACGTTTCTGGTCACGCGAAACCCGATTCGACTTCTACTGGCCGGCCCTACAGAATCTAGGAGAACAGGCAATTCTCAACAAAGAGATTTATGCGCAGGGAACTAGCGCCGACGAGGACGTTTTCGGATACAACGAAGCCTGGAGCGATTACAGGTACAAGCCCAGCCGAATTACAAACGCAATGCGAAGCACAGCCGCTACTCCACTAGACGAGTGGCATCTCTCCCAAGAGTTCGGAAGCCTGCCAACTCTTGGCGACACATTCATTAAAGAGGACCCGCCTGTAGACCGTGTGGTAGCAGTAGCAACGCAGCCACACTTCATCTTTGACAGTTACTTTGCCATCAAACACACCCGGCCAATGCCTGTATACAGTACACCCGGCCTTATCGACCACTTCTAAGGGGGCGCTATGGACTTTTCAGGCTTAGTAAGTAAAGGTGGATTCTTAGGACCAGGAGGCACCGGAATAGACCTAGCGTTCGGTGTGTACGATAGATACAAACAAGAAGAGCGTTTTAACGAAAGTCTAAGCCTACAAAAGGACCAGTTTCGGCATAAATACCAATATGCCGTCGACGACCTAACAAAAGCTGGACTAAATCCGATCTTAGCAGTAACAAAAGGAATGACAGGAGGGGGGGGCAGCGCGCCAAACGTACCTAGCGCACCAAGCAATACAGACTATGGGATGAAGGCCGCAAGCGCGAAGGCATTAAACAACAAAGCAGAACTGGACGCGGCAGCTGCTGAAAAACTGCGTGCAGAAAAAAAACTAATAGAAGGTCAGACATTAAAAACAGGCGCGGAGACAAGCTGGATAGAAACAAAAGATTTCTACCAAAAGCTTATGGGAGGAAAAGCTAGAGTAGAAATCGAACAAATAAGAGTAGCAACCGACAAGCTTAGAAATGATTCAGAATTCAGCAGACTAAAAGGAAGGTTTTTCAGTAACGTAAATGCACTATTTGAAATGGTAATAGAACAAAACACAGGTGCAGACACATTCGGAGCGAAAGCAGCCGACAAAGTACACGAATGGACAAGCTGGTTAAATAGTTTAGATGTAAGTCTACTTAAAAAACTGGCCGAAATAGACAGCAAATGGGAACTCAACCGCTTTAGAAAAGGAGTAAAATGATGAGAGAGCGACGACCCGTAGTAGTAGACTTCACAGACGATCCCGGAATGACCGAACAAAGCCATAAGGACGCTTGCAACGTCAACAACATCATCAAACGAATGACAACCACCGGGGCAGTTACTCATCTAAATAAAATGGAGGCCCGGTATGGAGATGTTTCTGGGGTTGACTTTCAAACTGCGCTGGAAATTGTACAGGGGGCTGAGGATAGCTTTAACAAGTTGCCTTCAGGAGTACGGAAAGAATTCAAGAACAACCCTGCTCTGTTCTTGGACTTTGTTAATAACCCCGAAAATGAGGACAAGCTTGTCGAAATGGGTTTGGCGACTAGAAGAGAACTCGAGGAAATCGTTAGAGAACCTAAACAAGAAGAGGTAACCGATGAAGCTTAGTGGGATCACGGCAACCTGGTTGCCGATAATCGTAGAAAGAATGATGGACCTGGTGGACGAGGACCTAATAGAAAGAATCCTAAATCAAGCGATAGAACGAATCGAAAAAGCGATAGAACGGTCCGAGAATAAATGGGATGATCGAATCATCCTGCCATTGCTAGAAATCGTAAAATTGGCATGGACCGAAGAGAAAAAACCCTGTGGATAACCTGTGGATAAAACAGGGGATAAATTGTGGATGGAAACCACAAGAAGCTGCCCCAATATAAATAAGTAAAAAAAGATCAAAAGAAAAAGCATAAGTAAAAAGCATTAAACAGAACTGCGAAAATCAAAATCGCTGGAAGGAAAGCGAAAAGCGAAAAACAGAAATACAGAATAAGATCAAAATATAAATATATAAGCAGCCTAACGGCATGAGAGGGCGCAGGAGCCCCGAGAAGCTACGAGAACAACCAAAGGCATGGCACGTACCGCAAAAAGGTTACTTTGCCAACCAGAGGGCTCCTGCGCACGCTCAGGGACAACTGAGACTAGAGGGGGGCAGCTAAAAAAGGTGACATACTGTCACCTAGACCAGTTGTATCAAGTTAGCAACTGGTCATGCGGCTCCACGGGAGCCAGAAAGGAGCGCCGCCGTGCGCAGACGACGAGCAGGAAAACGGAGCAGAAAAACGTTCAAGAAGACGGCAAATCGAACCGACAGGAGGAATGTAGCGCCCCCGCCGCGTCGAGGCGGGATTAGACTCTGATGGCTTGCCATGCCCCGATTTGGGGCTGGCCAGGGGTACTCACGACGAAAACCGGAAAACGCCCAATGGTTTTCGAGAAAGCAATGGCACTACCCGGAGCGCGCTCACAGCCGGTACCATGCGGCCAATGTATCGGATGCCGGCTAGAAAAGACCCGGCAGTGGGCCATGCGATGCCACCATGAAGCGTCGCTACACGAACACAACAGCTTTATCACGCTAACGTACAACGACGAACACATGCCGGAGGACTGGAGCCTTAACAAAGAACACTGGCAGAAATTCATGAAGCGCCTTCGCGCAAAATTCGTGCAAAAAGATCCGAAAAAACGAGAATGGGGACAAGTCGAGCAAATCCGATATTACCATTGCGGAGAATATGGACCCCGCACCGGACGCCCGCACTACCACGCTTGCTTATTCGGCTTTCAGTTCCCGGACCTGGTGGAGTTCACTCGAGATGGAGACACAATCATCTACAATTCAGAAGAACTTGATACATGCTGGCAACACCAGGGCCACACAGCCGTCGGAGACGTAACCTATGAAAGCGCGGCGTACGTGGCAGGCTACACGATCAGCAAAGCGACAGGGAAACACGAGGACGAGTACGAAAATCTGGACCTGGAAAGTGGAGAGATCTACACGGTGCAACCGCCTTACGCGACCATGTCTCTCAAACCTGGAATCGGTGCAAGATGGTTCGACAAATACAAAAGCGACTGTTTCCCAAAAGACTTCGTCACAATCAACGGAAGAAAAATGCAGCCGCCAAAATACTATGAACAAAAATACGAAAAGGAAGAACCCGAACGAGTCAAAGAACTAAAAATAAAACGTCTCAAAAAAGCCTTAGAACAAGACAAAACACAACAGCAGCGAGAAGCAGCCAACACCATCGCAACCAAACGATCCAAACAAATGAAAGCGAGCCTATAAATGGAGAAACAGCTAATCTTTGCCATCTACGACATGAAAGCCGAAGCCTACATGCAGCCGTGGTTCCTCCCAAGCGAAGGACTAGCAATCAGAGCATTTTCAGACTGTGTAAATAACCCGGAGCATAATTTTGGAATGCACCCGGAGGACTACATTCTGTACAACGTAGGCGCCTGGTCACCCAACACCGGGCACCTCACTTGCCCATCGACGCCAACCGTGATCACTTCCGGTATAGACATCCTCCAGAAGGAGCAAAAAACATGAAATCTGTAATGCAACACAACTTCGCACACATCGAAAACGCGAAAATCCCGAGAAGCACATTCAATCGGAGCATGGGACACAAAACGGCCTTCGACGCCGGGAAACTGATCCCGATCTTCGTTGACGAAGTATTACCGGGTGACACTCTAAAAATCAAAACCAACGCCTTCGCACGACTCGCAACACCAATCTTTCCGTTAATGGACAATATGACACTCGACATCCATTGGTTCTTCGTCCCGAACCGACTGGTATGGAATAACTGGCAGAAATTCTGCGGGGAACAGGAAGACCCCGGGGATAGTTGCGATTACACAATCCCAATTATCACGTGCCCAGCGGGAGGATACACTGAAGGGTCCATGGCAGACTATTTCGGACTACCAATTGGAGTGGATAACCTAGACGTCAGTGCACTTCCGTTTCGCGGAATGAATTTAATCTATAACGAATGGTATCGGGACCAGAACCTACAAAATTCCCGAAACGTAGCCGTCAACGACGGACCCGACACTTACGGCAATTACGGAATGCTCAGCAGAAACAAACGGCACGACTACTTCACTTCATGCCTCCCTTGGCCGCAAAAAGACACAGCCGATGCGGTTACATTGCCACTAGGGACCGATGCACCGATCACAGGACTCGGAACAACCAGCGGAACTTACGGTGCCGCGGGTATCAACGCATACGAAACAGACGGAACGGGGACCGTTACTTACGCGAACGCACAGCAAACCAGCGGTATTTATGGCTACTTTGAAGAGGACCCAAACAATACAGGGTTCCCAAACATTCGTGCCGACCTAACAGCAGCGACCTCAGCAACTATCAACGAATTACGACAGGCGTTCCAAGTACAACGATTGCTCGAAAGAGACGCAAGAGGAGGTTCAAGATACACCGAAATCTTAAGGAGCCATTTCGGAGTTGTATCACCGGACCAAAGACTCCAGAGGCCGGAGATACTTCAGACCATGAGCGGCCGGATTAACATCACTCCGATTGCGCAAACTGGGGAAACCGGAACCGACCAACTCGGTACCCTGGGCGCTATCGGAACCGTAGGCATTAACGGAAAAGGATTCACCCGTTCATTCGTTGAACATGGGCACGTCTTTGCGATCGCTTCGGTGCGAGCCGACCTTACTTACCAAACCGGAATCGAACGTTTCTGGTCACGCGAAACCCGATTCGACTTCTACA